TATAACAAAGACTCAGTCTGGGGTGTGTTCTGCAGTCAAGGTTGTTACACCGAATTCTTTTATACATATTGGAAACAAGTTATCGCAATAGCGCCAAGGTTAGAGGCGCTCGAAACACCAATAGATGTACAAGTAGAAACTAGACAAGATTGGCGAGGCAATGACTATAAAACAAAAGTAATAAAAGAGGTTGACAATAATCCCAATCCTTGATAATATAGGATATGACTAAGAAAGATAATAGAACAATAAAAACAACTAACCCTTATTCTGGTGAATCAACTATGTTGAATAAAGAAGAGTATGCTCTTTATCACATAATTAAAGGCGCAGAAATGGTCGGCAGATATGATGTGGTCCGAAAGGGTTTAGACAAATTTAGTAGAATGAATGCAGCAGCATATATGGTCTTACTAGATTAATACTCCTTGTCCCTGGGCGTCTAGAGAGACAGCTGACGCCGACGCCCAGGGGTCCCAAAAAAATCCCAAAAATCCAAATAAACTTTGACCCCTACCACCCTTTTTTGCAAAAAGGGGTCCCACTACTCTAGGTTGTATTGCATGATTTACACATTCGTGTATAACTAAAACATATTGGTACCATGGACTTGAATAAGGTAAATATAGAAAAATTACCTGCGGACGTCAGGAAAACCTTTCGACAACTTCAAGTGTTACATGCTGAAAAAAAGATACAGAATAAAGCCAAAAATGATTTTCTATCTTTTGTCAAATGTGTGTGGCCAGATTTTGTAGAGGGGTCCCACCACAGACACATCGCAGATAAATTTAATAAATTGGCGTCGGGCGAGATAAATCGTCTGATAATTAATATGCCACCAAGACATACAAAATCAGAATTTGCATCTTATCTTCTGCCATCATGGATGGTGGGCCGTGATCCAAAGCTCAAGATCATACAGGCAACACACACGGCAGAACTAGCAATAAGATTCGGACGTAAGGCCAAGAACCTTATCGACTCCGAGGAGTACACAAAGATATTTCAGACCAGACTACAGGAGGATAGTAAGGCAGCGGGACGTTGGGAGACATCACAGGGCGGTGAATATTTCGCAGCCGGTGTCGGTGGGGCGATCACGGGACGTGGTGCAGATCTACTGATCATTGATGACCCGCACTCGGAACAGGACGCGATGTCGAGAACCGCATTGGAGTCTGCCTACGAGTGGTACACGTCAGGTCCACGTCAGCGTCTGCAGCCGGGAGGCAAGATCATTCTCGTCATGACGAGATGGAGCACGAAAGATCTGACCGGTATGTTGATAAAGAATCAAAGTGAAGCTAAAGCTGACCAGTGGCACGTGGTCGAGTTTCCGGCGATCATGGACCACGGAACACGGCCCAAGCCTGTCTGGCCGGAGTATTGGAAACTGGATGAGTTGGAGAAGGTCCAGGCGACATTACCAGTTGCTAAATGGAATGCGCAGTGGATGCAGAACCCGACGGCAGAGGAAGGGGCGATATTGAAACGTGAGTGGTGGATGAAGTACACCAATGAAGAGATACCAGAGCTACATCACGTCATACAATCTTACGATACGGCATTTTTGAAAAAGGAGACAGCTGATTACAGTGCGATAACTACATGGGGAATATTCTATCCGAACGAGGATAGTGGTGCCTGTCTGATACTGCTCGATGCAATAAAAGGCAGGTACGAGTTTCCAGAACTGAGACGTCTGGCATTGGAGCAATATCAATATTGGAAACCTGAGTCTGTTATCGTCGAGGCCAAGGCCAGTGGTCTGCCTCTCACGTACGAATTGAGAAAGATGGATATACCCGTCATCAACTTCACACCGTCAAAAGGAAACGATAAGCATGCCCGTGTAAATGCTGTTGCACCTCTGTTTGAATCTGGTATGATATATGCTCCTGAGCAAAAATTTGCCGAGGAGGTCATTGAGGAATGCGCGGCGTTCCCCTATGGCGATCATGATGACCTTGTGGATTCCACGACACAGGCGATCATGCGATTCAGGCAGGGCGGTCTGATCGGACACCCTGAGGACTATGTGGATGAGAAGGCAGAGAAACCGAAAAGGATCTATTATTAATGAAAGCGATTTTACAATGGGTATTGAAAACTATGATGAAGGATCAGACCGGAATCGTTAAGACAATGCCAAAAAAAGATATCGTTGATTTTAATGTGGCCATGACCGTAGAGAGATTGATGCGTAATGGTGTTGATCCAAACTCACTAAAGAACGCCAATCAGGTAGAGAACGCTCTCAACATGATAGAGAATAGACCAAAGGTTCAGGAGGGAATC